TATTGAACGTGGTGAAGTAGGCATTTGACGTGCCAGAAGTACCCACTACCAGACCGCAATTTGATGCGCCGGTAAAAGCAACCGTAACTTCAACATCCATACGCAGGATTTTGGAGCCAGCAGGCAGCGTACAAAGCAACTGCGCCGTTGGCGATGCTTTGATAACAGCGGGAAGTGCGGTGTAAGACTGGGTCAAAAGGGGCAAGCCGCAATTGCGACCTACGTTTTCCCGAACGGTGCCAGAACGTACTGGGCCCGAAAAAGTCGTAAACGACATAATAAGTCCTCATCAAAGCTTGCCGTCTTGAGGAAGTCTGCCTAGTCAGTCTGCAAGCTGAAAATAAAATCTAGGATGAATGCTTTATACCATGGTTTTTGGCAAAAGAAAAGGGGGCACAAGGCCCCCTTTTCAGTGCAAGGACAAGTCCTTACGCTCCCGGCGATCCGTAGATGCCGCGAGGATCGGACCAGCCAAAGCTGTAACGCTCGCGAGCCTTGTAACGGACGTTACCGGTATCAAAATCGCCTTCAAAAGCGGTCTTGATCGGCGAGCGGTTAAACATCTTCAGGCCGTTTGGTGCATCGGTCATGAGGAACCATGCATCAATGTCGGTCAGGAAGTGGTTAACAGCATAGCCTTCCGGCACCATGCCCATCGAACGGATTGCGTTGATGTCGTTATCCGCCGTTGCAGTACGCAGGGTGGACTTCATCAAACGCTCTGCCGTGAACTGAAGCTCTTTCGGAACAATCATCTTGCGAACTTGGATCGCAACCTTGAGCCCGCGCTCATCGGTGAACCCAGCCACGTCAATGATGCCCTGCTCGAGCGACGTTTCGTTCAAGTCGGCAGCAACCGAAGGCGTGTTGGAGAAGTTAGGACCATAAGAGGTTGGGTGAGCGCTGTTACACAGCGAAACACCGTCACCACCGTTGTAGTTACCGCCGGTATTGAACGCATTGTTCAGAACCGAGGCAGCTTTGGTCTGCTTCGTCTGCGCCATCGAACGAGCCAGCGCCTTGGTGTAGCGAGCCGAAAGCTTGTCATAGAGGTTGTCCTCAATGGCTTCTTCCGTCAAAGCAAACGCCAGTGCAATGGTTTCGTGCGTGTAGCGAGCCGTGAACGATTCCTGAGCGGTATCGTACTGGATCGCTGCGCCTTCAGCCTTGGTCGGAGCAACGCCAAACCCGGTGAGCATGACCTCTTCTTCGAACGCACGATCTGATGTCTCAATAGAGAAAATCTCAACGTGCTCGTTCTCGTAGCGCTCATACTCCATGCCGAACAGAGCGTTCAGGCCGGGCAGCAGCTCCTTAACTAGTTGGGAACGACTAATAGCCATGATTAAACCCCTGCTGTACCGGTACCACCTTTGTACAGGTGGTTATTAGGGATAACAATGACTTCCGAGTACGCGGAAGTAACGTCATTGTCGCCAATCGCGTCAAACACACTGACAATCTTCCACGTATACGTGGCGTTACCAGTGGCTGGCGTGCCAAGCTGCTGACCGGACAGACCATAAACCGTGCTACCAGACACCGAAGTATCCGTCAGAGCGTTACGACCAATACAAGTCACTGCTGCAACACCAAGGACTTGAACCAAAAATTGCTGGTTTGGATCATCCGAAACATACGCCACGATATCCGATGCAGCAATACTACCGGGGTAGTAGTTGCTCCACGTAGGACGCTTGGTCGTTGGATCGGTGTATTTACAGCCTTGGAACACACCAACAATTGCGTTCGAGGTTGCACCAGCAGCTAGATAGCCGCCAGAGAGGGTTACGATATCGCCGTTGTAAATCGCGGTGCCATAACTAGACGAAATGGGATAAGCGTTGTTCCCACTGTTGTTGTAGTTAGCACCCGACTTGCCAACCGGACGAAATCCAAACGGTTTGTTCGTATTCGCCACAAGTAGCTCCTAAAATTAACGATTACCGAAGGTAGTGCGCGAACTCCGCTCAGGAGCTTGAATGCGCATTGAGGAATGTGCGTTCTCACGCATCATCTCGTTATCTACGGCTATGATTTGGTCCCGTGCCTTCAGGCGATAGTGTTGGTTGCGTTCTTCAATGGTTTCTTCGGGCATTTTGGCCAGCAGCAAGCCGCCAACCCCAACAACCCCTTGATACTTACCCTCTTCAAGAGCAGGCATCATTTCACGTTGCTCTTCAGTAAGCTCTTCCAGCCGGACTAATTCCCAGCCTTCGCGCAAACGTCCGTAAACGTGCTGTTTGTCTTGAAACCCATTGATTTCTGCACGAATCCAACGATACCCATAACCAGCAGGGGCGGGAGGTGCATCTAAACGAGAAGGCGGTGCCCATGGTTTGCGACGAGCCTGTGCCTCGCGAGGGGCGCGGCCAGCACGGTCAATCGTAAGTTTTTCAGTCATGGTCAATCCTTAACGTATTTGGCATATTGCTCTGGCGTCACACCCAGCTTCTTCGCAATAGCGACTTGGCTGGCGGACAACTTCACAACTCGGCGTGCTGAGTTGATCCCGGAACTCCGGGTAGCAGGCGCAACAGTTGGCACGGTACGCTGTTGCCTGAATTTTTGCGGAAAAGTTTCCTTTATCCGTTTATCCAGTTCAGTGTAATACTGATCTGAATTTGGGTCAAACCCTTCGTCTGACACCAACGTGTTATGTATGCCCCAAGCGGCATATGTCATCGTCTGGTCAGAACCGAACCAAGGGTTTTGCGCCGCCCATGCGTCCGCTTTTGGACTGGGCTGCGGTTGTTGGGGTTGGGGCTGTTGTGGCTGCGGCACATATTGCTGCTGTACAACAGGCTTTTCCAACTGTTGTTGCTGCGACTGCATCCATCCAGCAACTTGTCTTTGCTCAAGAATCAGATCCGTCATGCGCTGTTGCGCTTCCGTCTCCGTATCAAAATCGCCCTCTTCTCGGGCTTTGCGTATGATGTTTTTTAGGGTTTGCTGCTGAGTCTCTAGCCGAGTCTTAGCCTCGGTCAACCGGCCATAATCCGTTTGCATCAGTTGATGCTGCATTTCCTGATGCTGACGTTGCAAGCCTTGCGCATACTCAAGCGCCGCCTGCTCCCGGCGTTGCGATTCCCGCCACTGCGCAGTCAGCTTAGAAATGCGTTTTTGCACTCCCTCCGACACAGAATCCAACTCAGCACGATGTTCTGTGTTTTCTTCCTGCGGTGCCGCCTCTTGCTCAGGCTGCTCTTGAATCTCATTTTGAGATTCAAGCACCACTTCCGCCGGAGACTCTGATTCTCCGATGGTGTATTCCAAATCGCTGTCTTCAGTTACGTTCATACGCCCGCCTTACATGTGCAAGATGTCTTCTGGATCGTTAATACGAGCCAGAATTTCATCGTCGTTCAGGATCCGAATCTCACCGCCATCAATATTGATGCGTGAGCCAGCATAGCGACCAAAAATAACCCAATCCCCCTTCTCGCACCACGCGCCATTAGGGAACTTGACCTCATCTTTGTACGCAAGATCGCCAACCGCCAACACATAACCAACCGTAGTCGTTACCTGCTGCCGCTCAACCGTCTGATCCGCTAGTTGAATCCCGCCCTTGCTCTTGACCGCTCCACGGTACGGCAAAAGGACAATCCTCCAACCTGTGGGCCGCGGAATACGATCCGCAACCTCCTGATCAAGCTTGTCAATCTGCAAATCACCGTCTTCGGTATAGGCATCAGAAAGTTCTGGCGGCTTTGCCGCCCACTTTTCTTCCAAGGCGTACGTCATTAAAGGTCCTGTAAGTCTGGATTACTCTTCAGAATCTGCTTCACCGCATCTTCCACAAAGGTGTAACCCTCCAGACGACCCATCAACTGCTTGTACTGCTCCATATCTTTCACGCGATTGCTTAGGATGGCAAAAGCAGTGTCATCCCGCAACCGCCGGATCTCTTTAAACACCGCTTCAGCAAATTCCAGCATGGATTACTCCAATGAAGCAGACAGTTTCAGCCCTGTCCGAAGGCTACCTACCAATTATCAACAGATTTTTACTTTGTGTAAAGCGTCTTTGCGCAAAACGTACTTAACACCGCTAACTTTTGGTGTTTCTTTGAGTGTGCCCTTTGGCACACCCGTAAGTTTTGGCTCTTTTTCTGCTTTAGGCTGGGGCTTTTTGGCCATTTGAGGCTCCTTGCATTTTCATCAACGCCAATTGATCGCGGTTCGCGGCA